GATTTAAGAAAATTAATTTCAAATCCTTACGGTAAAAGTTTAGTAGAAACTTTTATTAAAAAACGAATGAAAGATGCATCAGATCAACAAAAACCTTTAATCAACAAAGTTAAAAGAGAACCTTTAACAAAAGCTGAAATGAAACTGTTAAATGATTTAGATGCAGAAAAAGCATTGTACAGAAAATTTTTTCAAAGATCAGAGATATTAGATGAATCAGGTTTACAACAACTATCTAGTATTATGAAAAAAAATATATCAGATCAACCAGATTATTTTCCATATCTAAATCAATACTACAAATTAGCTATAAGAGAAATGATTGATGATGCAATAAGAACTGGCAAAAAAGGAATATCAATTCTACCTACTACAACCTATAAAGGTAAAAGCACACACCACAAAAAAGATGCAGGTCATTATCTTTATTACGGAGATGAAAAAGGTTTAAAAACAAAAGCATTTGACCAAGCGCAGCTCCCAGGTCCGGGGACAAGGAAAAAAGCAGGAGATGCAATTTATATTCAAACAATGAAAAAAATAGCAAAAGAAATAGAACAAGACTACGGTTTAAAATTACCAATATCCAAACAAAAGATTTATTCAAACACATTTAAAGGTGATGGCCCATATGCGATTAGAAATCCTAATGGCTCCATAATGGCTACCTTTAAGAAAAAAACAAATAGAGATTATGTATTAAATAAATTAAATTCTAAGAGATCATCATCAGACAGATTACAAGCTGATTTATTAGCAAAAGAAGATTTTACGACAGATGAAATGTTTACATCAATTGTTATGGAAATACCTGAGAATGCAGCTAAAATCTTAAATAAGAAAAAAATGAGATCTTACGCTACGGGTGGATTGGTTGCAATTGTGCCAAAAAGAGAGTATTTTGCTCCCATATTTTAATTATGAAAAATTTAGCCAAACTACAACTTGAAACACAACGTTCAAAAGCCAAAACAAAACCTATGGCTTCAGCTAGAGTGGCTAGAGCCGTACCACAAATGCGTAAAGCAATTAAAACAATTACAGGAAGAAAGGATGGAGGTGTTATAAGACCAAAACCAACATTTAAAGGAAAAGTTCTAAAACCAAAACCAATCAAAAAACCTAGCTTTGTAGGCATGGCAATAAGAGGATTTGGTAAAGCATTCAAGAAAGGTAGATAATGTCAAGAGAAGACCTAGTAGAAGTCCAAGAGCAAGAGGATATTGAAATCGAAGGTCCTGAGGATCTTTCAGTTAATGAAAACATAGATGTAATTGAAGATGAAGAAGGTAATCTTTTATCAGGAGAGGCAGCACCAGAAAGTCCTGAACAAAACTTTTATGCAAACTTAGCGGAATTTATTGACGAAGGTGAATTAAAAAGTTTAGGTTCTAAACTATTAGCAGATTTCAAAGACGATAGTTTAGCTAGAAAATCATACATTGAAACGTATACTAAAGGTTTAGATTTATTAGGATTTAAATATCAAGAAGTAACAAGACCGTTTCAAGGTGCATCTGGCGTGACTCACCCTTTATTAGCTGAAGCAGCAACACAATTCCAGGCACAAGCGTTTAAAGAATTACTACCATCTGATGGTCCAGTCAGATGTCAAGTTGTAGGTAAAGAAACATCAGAAACAATACAGCAGGCAAACCGTGTTAAAGACTTTTTAAATTATCAGATTACCGATGTAATGGAAGAGTACACACCTGAGATGGATCAGATGTTATTTTTCTTACCATTAGCTGGATCTACATTTAAAAAAGTTTTTTATGATCCAACCATGCAAAGAACCAAAGCTAAATTTATACATGCAGAAGATTTGGTCGTGCCGTATAATTCTTCTGACCTGTATGAAGCTGAAAGAATATCAGAGATACAAAGAGTCTCTAAAAATTTATTTAAAAAAAGAGTTGCATCTGGATTTTACAGAGATGTTGAATTACCAGAACCATTTTTCAAAGAGGGACAAGCAATTAAAAAATACCAAGAGCTTGAAGGAGTAACTCCACAGAAATATCAAGAACTATATAACTTTGTAGAAATGCATGTTGATCTTGATTTACCAGGATATGAAACAGATATAAAAGTTCCATACATAGTTACTATCGATGAAGATAGTATGACTATACTTTCTATCTACAGAAACTATAAACCTGATGATCCATTAAGAAAAAGAATACCTTATTACGTTCATTACAAATTTTTACCGGGTCTTGGGTTTTATGGATTTGGTTTAATACACATGATTGGTGGATTATCTAAATCAGCAACTGGTGCGTTAAGACAGTTGATAGATGCAGGAACCTTAGCAAATTTACCCGCAGGATTTAAATCGAGGGGTATGAGAGTAAGAGATGATGCAGAACCATTACAACCAGGAGAGTTTAGAGATGTAGATGCTCCTGGAGGTAACATAAGAGATCAATTTCAATTGTTACCTTTTAAAGAACCAAGTTCAACCTTATTCAATCTATTAGGTTTTTGTGTTGATGCAGGTAGAAGATTTGCTGCGATAGCTGATCTACAAGTAGGCGATGGTAATCAACAAGCTGCTGTTGGTACGACAGTTGCTTTACTAGAACGTGGCTCAAGAGTTATGTCAGCGATTCATAAACGAGCTTATTATTCTATGAAAGAAGAATTTAGAATAATGGCTAGAATCATTAGCGAATATCTACCACCAGAATATCCATATAATGTTGTTGGTGGAAGTAGAATGATCAAGCTAACTGACTTCGATGATAGAGTGGATATTATTCCTGTGGCA